TTGGGCACGTGGCCACGTGCCTCGAGACGCTCGAGCGCCGGCGCTACGGCCCTCGAGGCCGCTCGAGGGGCATAGCAGAGCCCCCAGGAGGGGGCACGGGCCTCCTGGGGGCTCCTGGGCCACGATGGGGCTCGTGGCTTATGTGGTTAGAGAGCTCGAGCGCGCTGGCGGTCCTCTCACCCCGCCATCCTCCGAGCGTAGGAGTCGCCGGATGGGCTCCCCACGCGCTCGAGCTCCCCCTAGCGGACAGTCTCCGTGTGGAGGTGCTCGGCCGTGGTGGGGTCCGTGACCACTACCCGCGTGCCCTGGGGGAGCGAGGGCTTGGCCATGGGGGTGACCCTGCGCCGGAGGAGCTCCGTGAGCCCCCAGGATGCCGCGGCGAGGGCCAGAGCGGCCACGAGCGCCACCACGGCATCGATTTGGGCTTGCGTGAGCCCCACGCCAAACACCGTGAGCACGATGAGGAAGAGCCTCACGAGCTCCGCGACCCTAGCCGGCTCCGTCGTCGCCATCGTCTACCTCCTCGAGCTCATCGGCTCGCTTGGTGCGGGCCTCCTCGAGCTCATCCGGCTCGAGGGGGTCCACCTTGGGGATGCGGGGGCCTTGCTCGGCCCCCTCCTGTACCTCGCGAAGGTCCATGACTGTCACCCTCCGATCCTATCGATGAGCTCGCGGAGCAAGTCCTCGGCTTGCTCGAGGGGCCCTAGCACGGCCTCGAGCTCGGCCACGGTCACCATGCCGCTCTCCGGCTCCTGGGGAGGCTCCGGGGGCTTGTGGATGGCCTTGGCCTTGGCGATGCTGATGCCCTCGAGCTTGCCTCGCCCCCAGGGGTGCGTACCGAAGTCGCCGGCCGCGTCACGATAGGCGCGGAGGCGCACGATGCGGGGCCCAGGGAGGAGCGAGTCCATCGCCATGGTGTAGACCTTGCCGGCCTCGAGGGTGTAGCCGGCCCATCCCACCGCATGGCCACCGCGGAACGTCCGCGAGCCCACCGGGGGGTCTAGCGGGTCGTCCGCGAGCGTGCCGTAGTCCACCGCGGCGAGCACCATGCGGCCGGCCGCGAGGTGGTCAGCTACGTCACCCCACGCCGCCCCCTCGAGGCTCTTGACGTTCGGGGGCTCGAGCCCCTTGGCCGCGAAGAGGTCACGGATGATGGCCGAGCGGAACGCATCGCGCCAATGGTCAACGCTCGTGGAGACGGTACCGGGCCGGCCCATCGCGCGCCGCACCAGGGCCGTCCATGAGGTCTGCCGAGCCTTGCTCGAGGTGGTGGGCCCCACGCGATTGCCGGAGCTCCATAGGCACCCGTTGATGAAGAGACGGGGCCCGCAATCCTTGCTCCGCGTCGGGGCCCCCGTATCGGTTTGCTCCACCCACGGCCGCGGCCGCGTGGTGGACACCCTGGGGGGTGCCGTTGCCATGTCCGTGCCCTCCTATGCTTGCCCGCTCTTGGCGATTTGCACCACGAGCGCGATGGCCAATAGTACGTTGGAGCCGATGAGCGCATAGATGAGGCGCGCGGCCCCCCGGATTTGGTCGCGCCATGACTCGAGGGTGTCCACTCGAGCGGCGAGCACATCATCGGCTTTGTGTCGCGCATCGCTCTCGAGTTGCCGGTGCCGGTCGAGAGCCTCCCACCACGGTTCGGGCCTCGGTTCCATCACGAGATAGCCGATGAATGGGCCAGCACGCTCCACGGGGCCTCGAGGGTGAGGCCGGTGGAGCCGGAGGTGCCGTTGCGGGCCTTGCGAAACTGGAATGTGCCGTCCGCGCTGCATGTGTAGTGCACCGTGGCCTCCACGTGATAGGGGCTTGTGCCGGCCGCGTTGCTCGAGGCTTGCGTGGTGAGCTCGTCGGTGTTGGCCACCGTCTCGATGATGCGCTCGATTGTCTCCACGCTCGCGTTCGTGGGCCCGAAGATACGGCACACCATCACGGCCGTTCCCCCAGGGTGTCGGAAACCGAACCCAAGCCCTTGGTTGGTCTGCGCCACGCTGTAGCCGCCCACGATGCGGAACACATACGCGCGGCCGTTGACCACCGGGAACGAGAGCCCCGTGATATCCGATGGGGTAGCCGAGTTTGTGCTCTCATCGGCCGTCATCATCGCCATGGAGAGCTTTTGGAGCTCGTTGAGAGCGTCCGCAACCTCCTCGCCCCACGCCGCGAGGAGCTCATCGCCCGCGGAGACTACCTCGATGGCCATACCTCACGCCTCCACGTAGCACACGAGCACGAGCTCGGTATCGAAGAGCTCATCGGAGCGAAACTCCGTTGTGTTTGCCTCGGAGCCCTCATTGGCCGAGACGAACGCTACACCATTGTTCCCCTCATCGTGCCACCGCTGCGCGATGTCATCGATGCGGATTTCGATGGTCGTGCTCTCGCTCTTGGTGACCGTCTTGAGCACCTGCCCACCCGTGCCCCTCGAGGGCCCTGGGTATATGAGCGCATTGTCAAAGTGGAAGCTGTTATCCCCACCCTCGGAGCCCTCGCTCCATGCCTCCTTGACGTATTGCACGTACATCTTGGGGGAGCTACCAAACCCCACGTGAAACTGTGTGCTCGTGCGCGGTCGGATGTGCGCGCTCTTGACAGAATGGAAGCCGGAGGGCCACGTGATGGCCCATCGGAGGAACGCTCGGAATATCCAACCATCCCACCGGCCCACCGGGAGCCAATCGCCCTGGCCAGAGCCGTAGTACGCGCCCCCAGGGGTCCGCGCGGCCACCGCGGCGCGCTGGATGCTGATGGTCTGCGTGTGCGTGGTGAGGGTGGGCTCCTCCGGCTCCTCGGGGGGAGGTGGCTCCTCGGGGGTGGGCTCCGTGCCACCCACGATGGCGGTCTGCGTTTGGTCCGCGGCGATGGTCACGTCCCACTTGTGGAGCCCCTCGCGCGCATAGGTCACCTCATGGCTCACCTCGAGCACCTGCCAGAGCTCGCCGTCTTTGTCCACCCAATCGAGGGGGAATAGAGACAATGCCGCTTGCTCGAGGAGACGCACCTTGAGCGTGCCGGCGCGCACCACCCACCTGGGCACGGCCATCACGTCGCGGAGGCCGCTCGAGTAGTGCGAGGCACTCTCCGAGCGGTAGTCGGTCACCTCCCACGTCCGCACCCCGTAGAGCGCCACGGAGGCCGCATCCTGGGCCTCGAGGATGACATCGCTGCCCAGGTCCGAGCTCTGTTGGAGGAGCCACGTATTGAGCACGTTATCGGGGCTCTTCTCGCGGTCCCACGATGCCGGCGAGTCATACCCCGCGAGGGGGTAGACGGTCACCTCCGCGTCCGCGAACGCATCGCGCACCACGGCATAGAACGTGCCATCGGGCCGGAGCGCGAGGATAGCGTTGGAGGTTTGCTCGGCCATCGTCACGTAATCGAGCACGGATCCGGTGAACGGCGAGAGCGCGGCCATGGTGGGGAGCGCCGCGGAGCCGGGGGCGAGCTCCACGGCCATGGGCACGCCGGCCGCGGCCGAGAGGCTCTCGATTTGGGCCTCGAGGGTGGAGCCGGTCACGGTCTGCGCCTTGACCTTGGCCTGGGCGAGCTTGCCGAGCCGATCCGTGCCGCTCACGGAGCCGGAGGTGGGCCGGCCCTTGGCCTCATTCTCGCCCACGGGGCCCACGGTGCCCACCCATAGCGCCACCTTGGAGCACGCGATGACGATATCCTCACCCGGCTCCGCGTCGGGGGGGGTGCGGAACGAGAGCATGCACGTGGATGGGGCCACCGGAGCGAACCATGAGCCTCGCCCGGAGCGCCACGTTGCTCGAGCTAGCTGGCTCGTGACATCGCGGCCCCCGATGGCCACCCAAAAGTCTGCGGGGCCCGTCACGGGGGTAGCAGGGTCCGGGCCCCACACGGCGACAGTCTCCGAGTCGGGGTCATCCACGGGGCCCCACTTGACCCCACCGCTCCAATACGCCTTGCTTATCCGCGCCATTGCGCACCCTCCACGGCCTCATACGCGCGGATGGCCGCGACGGTCTGCCGGCCGGCCTCGCGGAGGTCGCCCCCAGGGGCCACCATCACGGTGATGTTGTAGACGTTGCCGCCCATCCCCCCACCGCGGAGAGGCACCACGGCCTCATCGTATCGGCCCTCCCCCAGGATGGCCAGCATGCCCCCAGGTCGTGCCGAGACGATGCCGCCCTCCTCGAGACGTGGGATGTTGGGGAGCGCGAGCCGGCCCCAAAGCTGGAACGTGGATGCACCGATGATGTCCGCATAGGGCTTGCCGATGGGGTCGAGCACCGTGCCATGGAGGGGGTTGGGCACGCTGATGGCCGGCACGTTGATGCTGAACCCTGGGATGGCTAGGTCGTTCCATATGCGGATGAGCGCATTGAGCCCCTCGCGGATGCCCCCCACTACCGCATCCGTGATGCTCCCACCGAGCCCCGCGAGCCCATCCACGAGCGCATCGAAGAGTGAGCTCGCCACGTCCGCGGCCGCGGTGCCCACGGCCCCCACGATGCCCGTGAGGGCCTCCACGATGCCATCGAGTGTGGTGGTGACGATGCTGAGGAGCGAGTCCACCACATCGCCGGCCGCGTCAAACGCCTTGGTAAAGTCGCCATTGAGCAACGCGGAGACGGCCTCGATGACACCCGTGATGACATCGAACGTCTCTCCGATGACCTTGGCCATGGTGTCTACGATGGGCTCGATGAGGGCCCACGCATTGACGAAATGAGGCGCGAGGGCCGCCACCAGGGTGGACACCGCGCCGATGGCCGCGCCAATCTTGGGCCCGATCATGTCCACGAGCGCCATGAGCTTGGGCTCATTCTCGGTCCATAGGGCCCCCAGGCCGTTGGCAACATCCTCGAGCGGCCCCATGGCACCCTCGAGGAGCGTGACACCGGCCCCCGCGATGCTCTCGAATACCTCCCCAATCTTGCCGCGCCACACCTCGAGCTTGCCCTCGCCCGTCGCGGCCCACTCCGCGGCCGCGCCACTGTTGGTGAGCATCGCCGCATCCACCGCAGCGAGGCCGGAGACGCCCTCGAGGCCGTATTGCTTGAGCGCCTTGGAGCTCCCATCGTAGAGCTTGGTCACCTCGCCCACGGCTTGCTCGAGGGGGATTTGCTTGGCCCTCGCGAGGTCCCACGCGGCCGTTAGGAGCCGCTGCGATGTCTCCACATCCTTGGTTTTCTTGAGGAGCCGGTCGAACGCCTCCACGCTCTCGGTATCGTCAAAGCCGAGCTCGATGGCCTTGCCGCTGATATCGTCCACCACGCCGCCCAGGTCCTCGCCCTTGAGGCCGAGCCGCTCCCACGTCCGCGCGAGGTTGGCCCCCGCGCGCTGGGATGCCTGGAAGTCCCCCAATCCGGTGGACAATGCGGAGCCGACCGCATCGATGGCTCCGAGCGCGATACCGAGCCCTCCGGCCTTGGCCCAGGAGCCGAACGCGCGGCCGATGCCGGCCACGCGGCCCTGTACCCCGGAGAGTTGCTTATCGATGTTGCCGACATCGGTAACGAGCTTGAGCGTGAGGATGCGGTCAACGTTCATATGTTGTGCAACGCCTCCCCTAGGGCCTCGCTATACCGCTCTCCGATGTCCGGCGAGAGGGCCCGCACGGCCGGCCATAGGCTGTACCCGATGGTACCAAGGTGGGGCATGAACTGGAGCGTGCTCCCCCCTCGAGGGGTTCGCTCTCGAGCTCCACCGCCAAACTCCGCGCCCCATATCACGTCACCCACGGTCTGGCCGCTCGAGCCCCTCCGGCGCGAGCCCCACGAGCCGGTCGTGGGGAGCTTGGCCGTGCCGCCCATCTTGACCTTGGGGATGCGGTCGCGTGCCGGCACGATGGTAGGAGCCACGTAGAACGCCACGCCCCCGGTCTGGTACGCCCTCCGGCGCGCATCCGCGGCGACATCCTCCGCGATGACCACGGATGCGTCACGGAGCTCGGCGGATGCCTCCTTGGGGAGGGCCCCAAGCTGGCGATTGAGCCCCGCAACGCTGTTGGTCGTGGTCGTCTTAGTGGCCACCGAGCACCCTCCGAGCCGACCGCGCCATCCGCTCGCGCCGCGCGCGGTCCTCCTGGGCTTGGAGGAGGGCCAGGAGCCACCGCATCGGCATCCGTGCTACCTCCTCCATGGGCCTGTCGGTCCTAAGACTTAGGCCGGCGAGCCATTGGGCTTGCTCGGCCTCGAGGGGTTTGGGTCGTCGTCGCCCTCGAGGTCAACGCGCTCGAGGAGCTCGCGGAGGCTCATGTTGAGCCACACCTCGAGGGGCTCCCCCGTGACCACGGAGCCCACCTTGGCCATGATGCGGCCCAGGGAGGGGCTCTCGCGCTTCCACCGCGCGAGGTTGAGCTTCTCCTCGCTCTCGAGTTGGATGAGTTGCTGCGTGGTGAGGTCGAGCACGGACACCCTCCGGGGCCCCTGGGCCTCCGCGATGGTGTCCGTGCCGTCCACTGGCCCCGCGTCGGGGATGCGTGCCATATCCGTGCCCTCCAATGCCCCTCGAGGGGCTAGCTGAGGTTGACCATGCCGAACTTGACATCGGCATGGGAGCCCTTGACGTAGAGCGTCCCATCGCTCTGCCGCCACCCCTTGGCCGGCCCCTCCACGAGGAACACGCCGATGCCGGCCGCGGGGAGCGAGTAGGTGGTGATATCGCCCGTGCGGCCCTTCTCATCGGCCACGCTCTCCACCGTGAAGGTCTGAGCCCCCGCGTTGGTGTTGTTGACGATGAGGAGCTGTCGCCCACCCGTGAGGGGGAACGAGACGCCATCGGCCGCGGTCGCGTTGCCGGTCATCGTGACCGTCATGGAGCCGGCCGCGGGCTGTAGCGTCGGAAACGTACCGAGCGCCGTGAGAGCGGTGAGAGGGGTGCGCGCCATTTGTGTACCTCCGTGCGGTGTCTCGAGCTCGCCCTAGCTAGCTCGCGTCATAGGTCAGCTGACCCGTGGTGACCACGCACACGAGGTCGGCCTCGATGCGCTGGCTCTGGCGAAACTCACCCCAGGGGAGCGCGCCATACTTGACCTTGCCGCGGCCCCATCGCGTATCCGTGCTCTTGGCCTTCCAGCGCACGGTGCCCTCCACGCCCACATAGGGCAGGAGCGCATCGTAGAGCCCAGGGCCCCACAAGCACGCGATGGTGAGCCCATCCTTGGAGACGCCAACCTCCTGGGCATTGGGGTTGGCGAACGTGCCCATATCGATGGCCTCGGCCGCGGCTGATGGCTGGACGGCCACCACCCACTCGCTGATGTCCACCACGTTGGCCCCGAACGTGAAGATGCACGTTGTGGAGCCGGGGCCCACGATGCGCGGGTCGGGCATTGTCAAGTCCTCCGGTCTACGTCTACGTCGATGATGGCCGCGAGCACCTCTTGCCCGCCATTGTCCGCGGGGCCCACCGTGGTCACCCCAAGGCTACCGAGCTCGAGCTCCGTGAGCGCGAGCACACGGAGGATGTCATCACACGCATCATCGAGCTCATCGAGCCCCGTGGCGTGTGCGGCCCCCACCATGAGCGTGATGCGGAGGTGGAGGGCCTCCACAGGGCCGGCCGGGGTGCGTGGTGGGGAGCGATACCCCACCACGGCCGCGGGGGTGGGGTAGCTCGCATTGAGCCCAGAGTCGGGGGCTCCCACGATGGCCCATGCCGGTGTCCGACCCAGGAGCGCCGCTCGCACGGCCTCCGTGAGCGCGGCGCGCTTGCTCGAGGAGCTCTCGCTCATCCGATGCCCCACGCCTCCGGCTCCACCCGCGCGCCTTGGAGCGCGAGCTTGGCCTCGGGGATGTCCATGGAGACGCGCACGGCGAGGTCACCCATGCCGCCCATGACTCCGAACGGGGCATCTTTGGAGCGGAGGAACCGGAGCGCCGCGATGCGCGCCGCGTTGCTCCACCGAGCGTCAACGGTCGCGCGGGTGAGGATGCCGATATCGTCTCCCACCACGGGGGCCTCGAGGGTAGCTCCTACCCTCGCGGCCACCCATAGCGAGCCGGCCACCGCGGCCGCGGCGAGTCGGGGGTCACTGGCCGCTAGGCCGGTGTCCCCATAAAACTCCGCGGGGTGGATGTAGACGGTAGCGGCCATGCCTCGCCCTCCCTCGAGCCCTGGGGGCTAGATGAAGGTCACCTCCACGATGCCGGCCGGCACGTAGATGGCCGGAGCGGCATAGGAGTAGACGGCCACATCCTTGCCCAGGAGGTGGACATCATCGGCCGTGACCCACTTGGGGCCATCCTCGAGCCACCGGCCGGCGAGGGGGTTGGAAACCACCCACTTGCCGGCGCTGAGGCCGGGGGTGCGGACGATGGTCAAGCCGGAGCTCTCCATGCGGAGGGTGGATGCCTCCGCGATGCCCTCCGCGTTGGAGGGGTTGCCGGCCGGCGAGGGGTTCACGAAGCCGCTCATGCCGGCGAGCATGAGGAAGATGTCCGTGCTCGCGAGCGCCACGGAGGCCGGCTGACCGGTGGCATCCTCGATGCTCACGGAGGCATCGAAGAGGGTGGTGCGGAACCGATTGCCGGTGTCCGTGACCTTGGCCACCGCGCCGGCCGAGAGGTCCGCGGTGCCCCACGTGATGGGAGAGCCACCGGGCCGGAGCGCCACGCGGAACGTCTTGGCTCCGAGCGAGGTGGGCACCACCCACACCACGCGGCCCACGAGCGCGGCCGTGGTGGCATCGCCACCCGTGAGGCTCGTGAACACCACGGCATCGCCGGCCACGAAACCATGGTCGGGGGTGGTGTCGAAGATGTCATCGGCATGCGCCGATGTGGCGAGGGCCATGGAGGTGCCCAGGAGCCCATTGGCAACCTGGGTCGTGGTGCCCGATGCGCCCTCGAGCGCCGCGGCGAACGCGGCATCGGTCACCTTGCCCCACTCCGCGAGCATGATGCGCTGGTACGCATCGTAGTAGGAGGGGGAGCTCCGCTCGAGGAGCTGATAGGCGATGTCCGAGCCACCGGCATAGGTGGCGATGCTCGCCTCGCCGTCATCGATGTCCACGCGCGCGGAGGTCACCTCCGTTTTCTGCGTGCCCTGGGCCCCGATGACGGTATTGGAGCTCGCGAGGAACGGCCACTTGACCGTCATGCCGCTCTCGGGCAGGGGGCCCGCGCCACCCATCGCCGTGATGGCTCGCCGGCCGAGCGTCACGATGCGCTTGACATCCGTGAGCCATCCGGGCTGGATGAGCCCCTCATTCTGGCTCGTGAGTTGGTCCGCGATGGTGCGGGCCAGCATGGAGCCCTGCCCGATGGTGCGGAGCGCGCTCGGGCCATCGTAGGCCGCTCGAGCGTAGGCTCCGAGCGAGCCATAGGCCGCGAGCGGCCCATCGCCCTCGCCCTGGGGCACCGCGGCCGCGGCCTCCATGCGCGCTTGCGTGGCCTCCACGCGCGCGATTGCGGCCTCGATGTTGTCCACGCGGCCGATGATGGGGGTGAGGTCCACCGTGGGAGCCTCGAGCGTTCCGGCCTCTCCGGGCATCCTGTCCTCCGTTCCGGCCGAACGAGCGGCCACCACTTGAGCGGAGCGATACGCGCCCCTCTCCACGATACCGACGCGGAATAGGTCCACATCGGTCCTCTCCGTGACGCCATCGGCTCGCTTTCGGGAGCCTCCGGGTCGCGGTCGGAACACCACCGATGCATCACGTAGCACCGGGGGCCTCCCCTCCTGGGGTGCCGCGAGCCCTAGGAGCTCGTCTCCGGCCGCTGTGCGCGCCACGATAAACGTGCCATAAGCCCCATCATCGCGCTCCTCGATGGCCGTGCCGGCTCCCACGATGATGGCTCCTGGGTGGTGGTGGCCATCGCCCAGGGGAGCGCCTCGAGCTCCGCTCTCGAGCATGACCCTCGAGGCATCCACGGAGCGGAACGCGCCGCGCACGAAAGCCTCGGGGCCCTGGGGGGTCTGCGCTACCTCGCCCCACGCCACGAGCCTGATATCGAGCGTGCGGCCGGCGCTATCGGCCCCGATGACACCATCCGCGGCCGCTCGCGCGAGCTCGAGCTCCTCCTCATGCAACGGCAACGGGGGCCTCCTCTCGAGCCGGTGGGGCCTCTTGGAACGATTGCGAGCCCTCGCTCTGGCCCAGGGGCCCCCACCCCTCATACGCTCGAGGCTCCTCGGGGGTCATCACGCCGGCATCGATGAGGGTTTTGTAGATGTTGGCGCGCGTTTGCATGTCCGCGCGCTCCATATCCTTGTAGTCGAAGCGGATGACCTGGGGCCGCGGCCGGAGCTCGCTCCATGCTTGCTCGATGGGGGTGAGGTAGCTGGGCCCGATGGTGGCTTTCACGAGCTCATCCACCGCGGCCATCGCGTTGGAGTATGTGATGCTCGCCCCGCTAGTCTCCACGTGGAGGAGAGCGGCCGGGATGCCCAGGGCACGCGCCGCGATGGTGGCCCCATAGGCTCGGCTCTCGTGGAGTTGGGCCCGCTCGGGGTCGATTTGGGGGAACGTCACGCCCATCGTATTGGGGAGCACGGCCGGCTCGCCGGCGTGCGTGGTGCGCCGCTCTACATACCGCTCGCGGATGGCATCGGCCTCCTCCGCGGTGAGGTCGCCGTCCTTGGCCATGATGAAAGTCTCGGGCACGCCCCCCGCGGCGAACCATGCGAGGGCCCACTCCTCGGCCATGTGCACCGGCTCGAGGTAGCGGAGGATGCTCTTGAGGGGGCCCCTGCCACAGAGCATGCCGGCCGAGCGGCCCACCGTGACCATGCGGAGCTCTTCCGGCTTGAGGAGCTTGCCGCGCCACCGATACTGGCGCACGAGCCCCTCGAGCCGGGGGGCCCACTCATGTTGGAGCTCATCGTGGGGGATGACGGTCATGTGCGTTGGGTAGCCGGCCGAGTCCTGCCCCGTGAGGAACCATGGAGCGCATCCGTGGTCGATGAGGCTATCGATGGTCTGCCACACAAACTCATATCGCGTCCCGAACGGGTCCGGTCGGAGCACGTTGGAGGGTTGCTCGCTCATCACTTGGCCATCGCGATACGCGAGCGGCGAGAGCGAGGCACCGATGCCGGCAATGAGCATCTTGGCCCGCACGATGGGAGGCATCGAGCGTGCTTGCTCGAGGGTGAGGGTGCCGAGCCTCGAGCGGATGAGCGCATAGAGCGCCTCCGCTACCGGCGAAACGTCGGGGGGGTCACTGTGCGAGCGAGCCAAAACCGGCTCCGAGCCCAAGCCCAGGAAACTCCTCACGCCCATTCCCTACATTCTCGCCCATCCCGGTGGGGATTGCAAGCCCCTATCCGCGGAGCCGGAGGGTGCGCGCCGCGGCCTCCTCGGCCGTCTCGAGGTCGTGGCACGCGAGGCACACCGGCTCGAGCTCCGCGGAGCTCATGGGCCCCCCGTCCGCGAGCGGCGAGGGGTGTGCGGCCTCATACGGCCCAGGGCCCCCGCACCTCGAGCATGCGAGCGCGCCGCGCGTCACGAGCTCCGCGGGGTTCCGGTGGGCTCGGCTCGAGCGATACCTCCGGTGCGCGGCCTTGCACCTCGAGCACCGGCCTCCGGTGCCCACCGGGATGGGCTCTCCGCATCCGATACACGGGGTCATAGGAGCCGCTTGGCCGCTCGAGGCTCATTGAGCCGGCGCACCTCATTGGCCAGCACCGCGGCCACGGCGAGGTCGATGTGCTGGGGCTTGCGCGCATCCTTCACGAGCACATCGCCCAGGGGGGTCATCACGGCCACCGCGGCGAGCATGTGTGAGCGGAGCTCCGGCCGGCCGTCCCACTTGATACGGCCCTCGAGGGCATCGCTCATAAACGCATCCGTGGCCGGCCCCATCCTCGAGCGTGCCCCGGTATTCCACTCTTGCACGATCTCCTTGCCGTGCCGGTTGTAGCGCCGCTGTAGCTCTTGGATTTCGGAGCGCCAGAGCCACGGGTCTGCGAAGAGGCCGGCCACGGAGTAGAGCTCAAACGCATCGTGGATGGTGTCCATCACCTCGCGCCGGTTGACGCTCCATTTCTTGGCTCCTGGGGGCCGCTCCCACACGCCGAGCACTTGGAGCCGGCCGGTGACCAAGCTGATGGCCACGAGCCCCGTGGCATCGCCCGACGCGGAGCCATCGAAACCGAGCCCCACGGCCTCGCCCTTGGGGATGGCCACGGGGTCAACCTCGAGCCGGTCCCACACCTCGGCTTGCATCCACGCGGCCTCATGCTGAGTCCACAAGCCGAGCCTCATTTGCCCGAACCGCGCGGGGGTGAGGGTCTGATAGTCGAGCCGAACCGCGCTCTCCTCCACGAGGATGCCTAGCCCAGGGTTGGCCTTGGCCCAGGTAGCGGGGTCGCCGGGGTCATCCTGGGGGTCCGCGGCGCGCTCGATGTAGCGGAGGCCGGCCGGGGGAGTCTCGGAGCGCGCGAGCTCGCGGAGGCGATACATGATGTTGGGCCGGCCATCGAGCTCCGTGGTGCCGAGCCCTGGGGTGCCAAAGCCCAGGAGCCTCGAGCCCTCCACCTTGCCAAGCGCGGATTGCATGGCCCCATAGGTGGCCTCATCCACGTAGCCAACCTCATCCACGCACGCGAGGTAGGGCCCCATGCCCACGATGTGCTTCTCCTCGGCCGGCAATGGGAAGAGGATTGACCCGCGGTGGGGGAGCTCCACCGTGGGGCTCGTCGCGTTGGTCTGGATGAGGGCTTGCTCCGCGAGCCGGGGGTTGTAGTCAATCATCCGCACCGCGCGGTCATACCCCAAGCGCGCCGTGCGCATGCCGGTGGAGAGGGCCACCACCTGGGCCCCCTCCACATCGAAGAGCCCCCACACCAGGAGCGCGCTCTCGATGCCCGTTTTGCCGGCCCCTCGAGGCATGCTCTCGATGCACACCACGGTACCGTCATCGAGCATCACGGCGAGGTCGTCTAGCTGGAATGGGAGGAGCTTGTATCGGGCCCCCGCGTTGCGGCCCACCGGCACGATGCACTCGCTCTCGATGAAAGCGATGGCCCGCTCTACCCGATTGGTGTACCGCTCATACCTCGCCCATAGGTCTGTCTTGGGGGGGTCGAAGGTGGAGCGGCGAACGTTGCGGATGCCCTTGGCGCGGCCCCCCGCGCGCTCCTCCGGCCCCTCGCTCGCGCGCTTGGCTCGGGGGCTCACGTTACCTCATTCACGGTCACACGCACCGGCCGCGGCATACGCCATCCGTGGGGCTCGCGCCGGAGGTCTGGCCGAGAGCGGATGTACGCACACTCGAGCGCGATGGCCGCTCGTGCCTCGCGCCGCGTGCGGTAGAGCACGAGCTCCCCCCGTGGCCAATAGAGGTGCCGCCTATGCCCATCCAAGCGGTTGGTTGACTCCCATAGCACGGCCCACAATGGCCGTGACACTGCGCGCGCGCTCACCACACGGGCCTCGGGGGCTTGGAGCCCTCCTCGAGGAACCGCTTTGCCGCGCACCGGAGCGCGCTCGTGGCCCTGGGGTGCCGATGGCCGCACTCCTCGAGCTCGGCCACGGGGCCCGTGCGGGGCCCGATGCGGATGATGGTGCCCACCGCGCCGCTGTAGCCGATGGTCCGTTTGGGCCATGGTGGCGTCTTGCCATCCGGCCCCGGTCGGGGCTCCGGGGCTTGCACCGGGATGGCTCGCGTGATGCGTTGGCCCACCGTCGCCCCCGGTACGTCCACCTTGACTGTCGTGCCCATTGTCCACTTTCTCCATATTCCTACTAGGTCACTGGACTATATGCCCGATGAAGCCTGGCAGTGGTCGCGGTGGGGTGTCTGTATCCAAAAGTCGCACTACTCGCGCGCGATTGTCTCGGCCGTGATGGCGAGCGTGCCCGTAGGCTCGTCGTGCTCATCCACCTCGAGGCTCACCACGGTCACGAGCTCATCCTCGGCGCGATGCTCGCGCACCCACTGGATGGCATCCTCGATTGTCTCGGCTCTTGCCGGGAGCTCGATGCTCACACGCACACCACTCATCGCCGTCGTCTCCTCATGCTGTACCTGGGCCGCTCGATGTCACGCTCTCGGGCCTTGCCCACCTTGGGGTCATCACGGTGCGCCTCCATGCATTGGGGGCATCGCGATTGTGCGTGACGATGGCATTGACACCCACACGGGTCACGGCCGAAGAGCCTACGGCCGAGCTCGAGGAACCCATCACGGCCCTCGAGCCCATCGATGGGCTCTGGCCCAGGGCCCTCCGGGGGAGCCGCATAGGCTACCGCTCGGGGGGTGAGCACCTTGCGGAGCTCCACCCGGAGGGCTTGGAGCCGTGCGAGTGCCGCACCCCACACGGCAAATGCCGGCGCGGGGGCCCTGGGGCCCTCCACGATGGCCTTGACGATGGCCGCTCGCTTGCTCTCATCCTCGAGCTCGAGCGGATTGAGCGTTGACCACTGCGCGGATGTGATGGGGTACTCGAGCCCCCTCCCATGCCACGCCTCCACGATGGGCTTGGCCTCCTGGGGGTCCACCCATAGGGGTAGCTGGGCCATGCTCGAGGAGACGCGCTCGCCCAGGAGCCGGAGCTTGAGCTTGAGGCGGTAGCGCCTCGAGCGTTCGGCCCCCGTCATGGCCACGTCCCCTATGCGCCTCACGCTAGGTCGTGCCCCCGTTGCTCTGGCACAAGCGCCTCCTGGGGGAGCTCATCCCACGGCCCCACGAGCTCCTCGATGATGGTGGCCATGTTGGCCGCGGTGGCATCCGCATCCACCAATCCCCACCTATCCGGTAGACACTCGAGGATGACCCTGGGGTCACCCGCTCGGCCTCGCTCCTGGGCCCCCTCGAGGGCCATGGTCATGGCCTCGAGCGGAGTGAGCCTCGAGCGCCGGCTCTCGAGCATCACGAGATTGTCAGACGTGCTCATCGGTAGTCCCCTAGCCTACTCGAGTAGATGACATCGCCGCAATGGAGGCACACGAGCGGATGCTTGAGCCCCACCCATCGATGTCCACCACGGAGCCGGCACACGAGCCGGCGATACGCTCGGTAGAGGCTCACCCCAGGGCCCTCCGCGTAGCGGCCTCGAGCTTGCCGTGCTCGAGCCTCTTGGTAGCACACGCACGCGCCGCCTCATCCGAGCGATGCCGATGCGTACACCTCCACACGGTCACGGGGTACTTGCCCACCGAACGCCTCGAGAGCTCGATGCGCCCCGTGAACACTCGCCGGCCCAGGTGATGGCTCACCATCACGAAGAGCCTATCTGGTACCGCTGGGTCGGGGGTCATCGGTTCGCTCTCCACCATCCACGCTCGAGCTCCTCATCGCTCATGCGTGATGGCCAGCGATTGCCGCCGATGACGGGCCCATCGGGCCCTCCCTCGAGGAACCATCGGATGATGCGGTGGATGACCCTAGACACCTGGGCACCTCTCTAACGTGAAACCGACGCTTGCCACGCTAGCGAGTGTCCGCTAGGGTGTCAATAGCCCTCCGAGCGCAACGCGCTCCGTGAGAGCCGACACATGGGAGCCCTCTCCGGTCACGGAGGGGGCTCTCGTGTGTCCTGCCGCATCGTGCTCCCATCATCGTCACGCTGGATAGAACGTATGAGCTCCGCTCAATACCCAGCGTCACGATATACCCCACCACGCCGATGGGAAATGCGGACATCGCCGGCGAAACTGGCCAGT